GAATACATCGTCTTCTTGTAGAGTTCCTACACGATAACGAATTGGACCACCGTCATTGTAGTAAGGAATACCTGTCACTGCGTTGAATAATAACGCATTTAGGTGTTCTGGTGTAGAATACAATTCAATTTTTTTGTATTTTCTTTTTCCAATTTTCAATTTGATTGAGTGACTAATTGGATCAATTCTCATACCTTTTACTAATCCATTTACATTGCTTACAACCGATGGTTCGCTATATACACTATAATGCTCCATATCTTCATAGGTTGCATTAAATGTGTTATCAGGCTCGGTACTACTGTCGTCCATGGTTAGGTTTGTACAAATAAAAAAGTATTTGATGAGGTTTTAAATGCTTGTTGTGAAACTGTAAGATTTTGTTTTTATTTAGTTGTGATTATAGTATTATGTTTCATTTCTTTATATTCTTTCTAAAAATAATAAAAAGAAAATATATATATTGGTATATAAAGAAACATTATAGAATTCAAATGAACAGTCCTTACTATTTCAACAGTACAAACCAAAACATTAAATTTACTGATTCGGATACTTCATCTGATACTGCATCCTTTTATGATAATGGTACTGACACTGATACTGATGATGAAGATAATCCAAATGCTATAGCCGATGTATATGATTCGTCTGAAGATTACGAAAGTGATTCAGATGACGATGAATCTGTACAAGAAAATCCTGACGATGAATCTGTACAAGAAAATCCTGACGATAAAAAAAGTTGGTGGGAAAATGTATTTAATACCAGTATGTTTTTTCCGCAGTCTTCTCAAGATAGTGACGATGATAGTGACGACGATAGCGACGATGATAGTGACGATGATAGTACTCAATATGTAGTAGATGGATATGATGATAATGATAATGATAATGATAATGATAATGATAATGATAGTGATAGTGATAGTGATAATGATAACAGTGATGCCGAAAACAGTAGTAAGGATAGTGATAGTGATAGTGAGTCGAACAATGAAGATGTCCAAGACAATGAAGATAATGAAATAGATAATTATAAAATGAAAAAATACTATGACAATGACAATGATACATTTAGTGATCTAGATGTAGATATAGATACAGAATCGATTGAAGAAGTATTCGTAGAACATAATATTCCTGCACAAGTTACAGATATAAGTGTCGTTCATAGTATTACAAACGCTCCTTATTATTATTTACTGGAAACAAAACCACCGATGTATTTACAAACTGAATTTACTAAAATAGATGAAACCAAAGGACCAATCGACTATTATTTGTATTTATATATCATTGTAAATAATCGTCTTCATCCATATATTTTGACTTTACTGGAATATGATACTAACCAAAAAATGTATAATTTTCCCAAAATTCAGTACAATCCATATGCAATGAAATCCCTCCCAAAAGAAAGTGACGGTGACGACGAATCAATATATAGTCCAAGTGATGTCCATTCAGTAGAAATCAATAATCTTTGCTTCTCTCGAATTGCAGATATTTTTACAATTGACGAAGAAAATGTACAAGATGACTTTGACGATGATTTGGTCATGTCCAATACATTCCAGTACAAATCAGATTCATTCATTTCTATTCGAGCCGATCATTATACTAAATACTTAACTGTACCAGACAATCAAAAACCGACACTGACCAACTGGTTTTTCTCTCAATCTAGTCAAAATAAATATATTTGGTGTTCCTTTGACGAAATATTGAATAACAAAAGTCTTTATGGAGAGAAAATCCATCCCAATGTATTGGATCTATTTCAAGATAAAAACAATAAAGAATTCACTACCATACAAGACGATAAAGGTGAAACTGTAGAAATACCGAGTATATTGTATCCTTGTACTTGGTCCTCCAAAACAAATACCTTCACTACGATTACCAGTAAAAATGGTCACAATAATAAACAACAATTCGGTATAATTCATCACGATGAACACGGTCCCATGTATTTCTTTAGTGACCAAGTAATAGACGATTCACCGAAAGCGGATAAACAAAAGCCTCTTTCTAGATATGTTGTATTCCGAGGAAATGTTCCAATAGATTTGGAAAACAATGATTCGAGAGAAAATACATCAAATGATGATATATATACATCTGTACGGTTTCCTTATAAAAACACTTTTGTACAGGGTGTTATTAGTAGAGACTTATTTTACGAATTATAAATCATTTCCAAAACATATTAATTGGAAAAACATCGTATATATATTCCTACAATCATATTATGTGGTTTATATCTCAATTAGCTCTATTCCCTATACTTATTTACAGTTCTTTGTTATTGGGCAATTATGGCTTCTTACGTAATCCCAACACTATTAATACTGTACAAACGCGTTTGTTTTTAAACAGGAAAATGGAACAAAAACTTCCTTCTATGGATAATTTTATAAGTAGAGAATCCATTAGTGAATTACTAGATGAAGTAGATCGTTCATCTATAAAAGAACTCTATTTTACGAATGATTTGAAAAAGATTTACAGTATTCATAAAAAACAAGTCGAAAATGACTACTCTGATGTTGTAGAAAATGATATTTCAGTAGTTAATAGCGTACCTACATTGGTACAAAATGTATTGGATAATAGCCGCGCACATCAGGTTAAAACCTATATTTTACCAGAACAAATGTCATTTGGTGGTACATTGAGTCAATTAGGCGGCATTACTAGTAGCTTATTATCCAGTTTATTTTACATTGTATTGCTTTACTCTATAATAAATGCCATCCGAAATCAAGGACAAGGAAACATGCCGATGGGTCCATTCGCTGGTGGTGGTAGTGGTCAAGGGGGTACATCTTTTTTGAATAACCGTAATAATATTGATGTAAAAAAAGACAAAGAAGCCATGATAAAAGCCAATATTACTCTACAGGATTGGGCCGGAAGTCCGGAAATCTTCGAAGAATGCAACGAAGTCATTAGCTATTTACGAAACAGTACAAATTACGAAGCGGCGGGTGCAACTATTCCAAAAGGAATACTATTGGAAGGATCACCTGGTACAGGCAAAACACTTATTGCAAAAGCCATCGCCAGTGAATGCGACGCGAATTTCATATCAGTCGCCAGTAGTGAATTTGTAGAACTATATGTAGGTTTAGGAGCTCAAAAAGTGCGTACCTTATTCAATCAGGCTCGTGAAAATACTCCTTGTATTCTGTTTATTGATGAAATTGACTCAATCGGAAAACAACGTGGTACTGGTATTAATATGGGAAATGACGAACGCGAACAAACCTTGAATCAACTATTGGCTGAAATGGACGGATTTAATGATAATAATGGTATCTTGGTAATCGCTGCTACTAACCGTAAAGATGTATTAGATAGCGCCCTTTTGCGTCCAGGACGTTTTGATCGTATTATTAATGTACCTTTACCCGACAAAGAATCCCGTAAGAAAATAATACAAGTACATAGCCGTAATAAACAGTTCGAGGATTTTTTGGACTACGAGTTTTTAGCGGAAATGTCTGCAGGGTTTTCCGGTGCGCAAATCAAAAATTTCATCAACGAAGCGGCTATTTTGACAGCAAGAGAAGGACGAAGTATAATCACACAAGATGATTTAGAAAATGCATTGGAAAAATTAGTAGTAGGTATTGTAAAACGCATTGATACACGTTCGGATACAACCAGAATACGTGTAGCAATACATGAAGCTGGACATGCGTTATTGTCCCTGGTTTTTGCCGATTATTTTGAATTGAAAAAAGTCACTATACAAGCAACCTATAATGGAGCTGGTGGTTATACACTATTTAATGAAAAACCCGAAATTTCAGAATCGGGGCTATACACTAAAGAATGTTTGAAAAAGCGATTAGTGGTAGCAATGGGAGGAAAGGCGGCTGAAACGGTTTTCTACGGAAGAGATTATGTTTCATTGGGTGCTGTACAAGATCTAAAAACAGCAAATCAATTGGCGCAATCCATGATTGGAAATTATGGTATGGGTGAAACACTAGAAGTTTTTTATAATGAAAATACCGAAAGCGGACGAAATCCATTTTTAGGAAGAAGTTTAGCCATGGGTGATAAATACTCGGATAATACGAAACAAATAATTGACAAAGAGTCATTGGAACTCGTTCAAGCCGCTTATGATGAAGCATTCGAAATCATCACTAAATATAAAAATCAAATCGCCCAAATCGCTAAATTATTAATTGATAATGAAACTGTAAAATATGATGTCATCCAGAAACTGGTAATTGACCCTTTGGTTCGAGAAAAATTGAACAATAATGCAACGGAATTCAATCAAAATCCAACAAATTAAGATTCATTACATCTGCTGCAAAATGAGTAGAATTTGTACTGTTATTATTATTGCGAATATATTCATTTACTGTATTTTGTAAATAACGCACAATTGACTTTTGTTGTTCTAATTCGTTTTGTGATTGGGTTAATAATATTTGTTGCGTTTTTACAGTTTTTTCCAATTCTAATGTTCTTTCGTAATAATTGGTTGCATTTGTGTTCATCGATTGAATCCATTTAGCATGAATATTGGTTTTACAATGGCTATTAAATGATTGTCGTTTCGAATACGTACTACCTGTACAAGGGCATATTATTCCATGGGAAAAATCGAATATATACTTGTCTTCGTATGCTTTCGTATTGTTGTTATATTTAGGACTATAGTAAGAAGGGGTTATTGTAATTTCTTCAGTAGATGACATTTCTTTTGTACAAGACATGTATGAATTGACGGGTAAATAAATCGATGAAAATTGTTTTTTATATAGAATGATAATTCTTTCTATATAAGTGAGTTTTTTTTATATTATTACTATATATATCATTGAGAATGGACAGCCGAAAAAAAATATACCGCGCACGCATCAAGAAATCACTTTGCAAGGGAAAACAAGGTAAGAAATGCACTAAAGTAAAAGGGTGCAAAGTCGCCAAAGGTTCTAAACGATCATTTTGCCGTAAAAAGAAAAACACAACCATGAGAAAAAGAAAGTAAATTAGCCACAATTTAGTTTGCTAGGTTTATTTTATTTTGTCATCAGTACTACTATTATTATTATTATTGTCGTTCGTTTTTTCGCCATTACGACATCCACTTGATTGTATTTTATTGGTAATCTTTTGATTAATAATTGTAGAAGATTTAGTAAAAACATCAGGTACAACTCCATGTATAATTGCACATACACCTCCTGTAAAAAACATTGCCGATAATTCTAATGATAATAATAAATGAGAACTGTAGGTCATGCACACTTTAGGTAAATGTTTAAATCGAAACATAATATTTTATAGTATATTTTTCTCAAATATTATGTTTTAATAGGTTTTAATACGTAATAATACGTTTCATTAGAAAAAAGCTTTCCATTCTAAATGTTTATAATCGCGATCAGCTGCTTTAGCCCTTTCTAAAGGCATCACTAAAGTACTTTGATCTCGAATATAATTCAAATATCCTTGGGCTTCTTTATATACTGATGGAATTGCATAATCCAATACATAATTATTCAATTTACGGATCTGATCAGTTATACTTTCTGTAGTAGAATGCTTAGCATATTGTAAATAAATACTACGCATGATGACTTTCAAATTATCGACATTTTGGGGTGGTACTGTTATTTTATCATTTGACATAGAATAAACACCGGCTCTTAACCCATTTTGTAGTATCTGGATATTTTCTTCTGAAAAATAAGCTCTGGACAAAAGTGTATCTTCTTGTAATCCGCAAAGTGCATCGCGATATTCAGTCGCTTTATTTTTGATTGCTATTTTTTCGGCCATTTGAAATCGTAAATCAGGATTACTGTCATCCAATATATTCACTCTACCATTATAATTATCATATTGTAAAATGGAATTGGTTTTTGCTCCTAAATTAGGATCCCAATTTGTACCAAATTTTTCTTTATGAATTGATTTCCAAGTATCTTGATAGGGTTCCATTATATTGTCTCTACAGATTTTCTTTTTAGGCACTTTCTAAATTTAAAAAAAAATAAGTATTTTACATATAGACAATTATGGATAGTTTTTATTCAATAGTATTGCTTATTGCTTTTATTTTACTACTTTTAGCACTTATTGCAATTGGTATTATGTTACAAAAGCAAGGTGATAAAGTAGCATTTCCTTCTCAAAATAGTCCTTGCCCTGACGGTTGGGGGATAAAAGATAATGGTCATTGTGAGGCACCTGGTGCTAGTCACCCTAATTATCCCAGTAATTTACTTGATGCAAGTGGTAGTTTCACTCCTTTTCAAATGACTATGTTGCAAGACTGGGATATTAGTGGATCATCTGATTGGAAACCTAAAGATTCTTCTACTATTTGTGACCTACGCGACTGGACAATCGCACATTCTGTCCAATGGGACGGTATTAGCAATTATAACAGTTGTGTCTAAATAATTATAAATATAATTTCAATATTTTTATAATTTAGGCCATTTTAGTTCAGTCACTCAATTTCAATTCCATTTTACTAAAATGAACCGGTTCTTGGTATAATCTTAATGAATCCAACTCTTTGTTTCGATTCAATTTGATTTCCACTTCGTTGATTTCATATTGAAGTGCCGATATTTGCTGCATCAGTGGATTGATCTCATTGTACTCCATTTGGACCGCTTCGTTTAATTCATCATTCTCAATCGCCTGCTTAACTTCGATTAATTTTTCGTTTGCAGTTCGCAAATGTTCCTGCATTTTTTCTTTTTTTTTCGTAGAAAAAAAATATTCATCGTACTGTTCTTGTTTTTCGTCTAAAAACTTCTTTGCGCTTTGGAAGGCCTCCATTTCCTCTTTGTGCAATTCGCTCGCTTTTTTCTCATCCATATAATTAAACAATACATCCATTTTATGCTGTATAATCGACTGTTTGATTTCATCTACTGTTTCTTGATATGAATCCAATAAATCTTGAAAAGGATGGTAAAACCCTCGAGATATTTCCACTTTAAATGGACATGGTGGATTGCCTCCGCAATAAGCCGAGTATTTACGGTTTTTACTGGAAAACACCATACCGACATTTTTTTTACAGCCTTGACATTCTGTTTTAGACTGCTTTCCATTATTATATAACTTTTTCACGTAAAAATAACTATTCAAGCTTTTAATGTAATCATCCGATATATTCTCAATTGGCTCATGATGATCCAGTAAAGCAAGATCATCGTGTTTGTAACCTGTACGAATAGTTTTAGGCACATTTTTTAATATTATCGATTTATTATTGTGATAAATAAATGTCTCCAATTGTTCAGCAGAATTCAAATCTAAATAACCAATACGATTATGATGACATATTAATGTTTTTAATGTAGATGGTAATCCCGAAATATAGGTAATGCGATTAAATTCACAATGTAGCTGGACTAAATTACTACAACGAAATAAATCCAGTTTAGACAAGTTGTTATGAGAGACGTTTAATATTTCTAAACTCTCCGGTAAATTCGGTATATTGGTTAGATATTGACCATTACATATAAGATGTTTTATTTTAGAAGGTATGTTAATTAAGCCTGTAATTTTTCCTTTTTTCACAAAATAGATGTATTCTACGGATGGATACAAAGAATCCAAAATGCCTAAATCCAGATCCCCTTCTAATTCAATGGAAACATTAATTTCTGTGATGTATTTATTATTGGGATATTTGGACTGTAAAAAGGATACAAATAGTTTTTGATTAGAAGAACTACGAATAGATTCTTTTATATAATCAATATCTTGGTACTTGTTCATTTATTCAATTCGAGAGAAAAAAAGTAAAATATAAAAGGTAAAAAATATATCTATACAATTAATCCCTAAATAGTATTGCCGGTTATCGGCAAATTTGTCATACTTTGGTGTTCAAATATTTTCTTCTTTTCATCTTGCAGAGCCTTGATTTTTTCTAAAATGATTTGTTGGTCTCGAACTATATCTTGTTGTCTTTCTTGTGTAGTCTTTTTTCGATGGAAACAAAAGTACAATATCATTGCAGAGACAATGACAAATATTACAATGATGGAAATGTTAAATAATTTAGAATACAATTGTACTCGATTTTCATGACATTGTTGCAATGTTTGGTACAAATGAAATCCAGTATTTTCATCAATTAATTTAGGAATATCTGGAGAGAAATTCATGATCAACTTCTTTTAATAAAAAACTTTTTTTGTATTATACGAAAAAACAACACAAAAAAACGCCTAAAGTAGCGACGTATTGATTAACCATAGTACAAATAAGTAACTAAAAATGGCTAAACATATTGCAACTAACCATATTGGTACTACTGTTTTATGCTTGTAGCCGACGCCGAATTGACGATATGATCCATTGGACATGTAGGCAAAATCGGGTTTCAGCGTATGAAACGCACTAAATAATAGTAAAAAACATGCTATTGCAAAAAATAATTTATAATTCCGTATTAATTTACGGGGTATTACATTCATTCTAAATTTCTGACTCTTTTTATATTACATTGTTAGAAAAAAGGGAGGACGATTTATGCACCTTTTCTTGTTTATTTAATTGTCCATTGCATTTTCGATCATATCATAATCATCATTATCCATGGCATCGTATTCATGATCGAAATTGAAATCGTCATCATTGTCATACGGATAATCACTGTTATCATAACCATCATCTCCAAAAATGTCATCAATTAATGTATTTATTTGAGATCGTGTATTTTGAATATCTCTAGTCGTATTATCATCCTCATTATTATCTATATTGTACATATTTTGACTATTTTCACCCTGAGTATCGTCCCATAATGCTTGTATAGCATTATCTGGACCAAGATTATCACCGTTTTCACCAGCTAAAAGCATATTTGCATTCATTTCTGCATCTTGTGTTACGGAATCATTGACATAGTTCGTATCCAATGTAAATCTATCCCGTTTTCCGTACTTTCTCAACATATTTTGATCCGTATAATAATCTCCCATTTTCACCTTTTTCAATGCCTTTTCCGCCATGAGAACCTTTTTGTTGTCAATACGGAATTTACTTTGGATTTGGTTCTTTTCTCTCGATCGTATCTTATCAATATTGTTTTGGATTACTGAATAATGAATAATCGAATCTTGTAAATATTTAATACTGGGGTTTTTACGACCAGAATCCAATCCAAGTAAGAATCTTGTAGTTGATATCATTTTTGACACAACCATATCTTTATCTAAAAAGTCCAATACTTCTAAATTCATTGTATTATCTAACTCCATCATTTCAGATCGAATATCATTTTCTTGTACTATCATTTCTACTACTGAATCTTCAACAAGTATCATTCTGTAAAACACATAGTAAATACAAAATAATAAATATTGTTTATACAACGATGTTCTCTCAGTAGGAAAACAACCATAAATTAAATTAATTGTTTCGTATATTGTATTTAAACAAGGTTGTAATTTATTGTAAATATGATAAACACTGTGATCATCCCATAAATCATCAATATACAAATAACGCTTTGATTGTACTGATTCCAATGATTTAATGTCCGTTTTATTTAATTTCCAATGGGAAGTATTGAATTTCATTTTCTGTTTGTTTTTTATTTGATTTGAAACCCCAATTGTTAAGTAGTACAAATAATTTTTCATAACCCTGGCTAAATCCACATAAGAAATCGTATCATCATAAGTCATTTTTTCAAACCATAATAGCCATTTATTAGACGACCGCATCTCATTTAGTATGTTATTTTCCGTTTTGAAATATTTAGCAAATTGCGAATATTGGTCATATTCTCGAATTGTAGAATACAATACTTCTTTCATTTCACGGATCTGTATGATAATTCCATTTTCCAAATCATTTAGCAATTGTTCGCTCGATGCGATTGAATTTGTCTCCGGTGCTTGTTCCGTTGATTGTTCTGGTTCTCCCGGGTCACCAATGTATTCAGATTCAAAATATCTATCCAATAGTTTTTGTACAGTTTGAATTGGTTTGTACAATAATTTTACATCACTAGAGTTACTTGTAGAAGGATCTATTGAATCGTGGATGCATTGGTTCCATTTTGACCATGAATCCAAAACAGATTGTTTCAATTGCAATTCAATCGGGTCCATCATTTTGACCACATTCTCTCGATATACTTTTGTCATGATGGTTGTAAATTGTTTTAAATTCAAAGTATTGTTATTTTCTTTTAAAAAGTGGATCTTTTCTTCAATCGATCCTTTTATATCGTATTCCGCGGGTTTTGTTGCTAAAAATGGTCGCAAATATACAGGGATGGGATTCACTATAGAATCCAATTGAAAATACTTTATAAATGTCTTGTACATCATTACATCGTCGTACAAACAAAACACATTTCTACCTTGTTGTACTATTTGCGTCTGGGGGGCTGTATAACTAACACAGGTTTGACCGGACGATATACGTTTTAAATCACGGTCCATGTACCCATTGATCTTACTGATGTTTGTAATATAATGTCCTACACTGGGATTTTCTTCTTTGAAATAAGTGACCGGGTTATAAGATGCATTTAATTCATTACAACATGAGTTTTCCAAAATAGTAAAAGGTGTATGTTGTCCAAGAATATATCCTTTCTCCTGTACTACATTATTCACCATTTCAACAATACCGAGAGAAAAGAGCAACGCTTTACCGAAATACATTCCACCGTAATTCCATTGTGCTGGATCTCCTGTACGTAGGGCTTTCTCATATGCTTCATGTACAGGTTTAGTAATTGGTTTCACTGAATCGCTTTGAGACAACAGATTGACTTTAGATGGTGGTAAAAACCGTGGCCATGTGTGCTGTACGAATTCTTTCTCTTCTGGTCGTTCATATTGCGTCTTTGCTAATTCATCGCGTTTTGCTTGTAGCATTTTTTTTACATCATCGTGTTTTAAAATGGTCTCTTGATAGAAATCCATCAATCTCTTCTCCATTTTTGCTTTTCCCTTTGGAATGGTTTTCCATGGTTGTGAATAATTCGCCATTACCCGTAAAATACAGGACAAATACACAATTGTCTTATCTTCTCTCAAATCTTCATTCAAAGGAAATCCTTTGAAATCTTTTGTACATTGTCCAAATGTTCTACGGATTGTCAAAGAAGGACTGTGACATTGTATTGCTAAAATTAAAGTACAAACAACTACTTTCAATAAAAGTCCGTTGTAATAATCATCATATGACGTTATTTTCCTTTTGTGTTTATCCTCCTTTTGTTTCATTTTTTCCTCTTGTTTTTTAGCAACATCTTCATATTTCTTTCTTGAGACAAATAGTTTCGTATCCAGGAAGAATTTCGAGCAAAGATTCATTACCGTTTCTTCTACATGATCAATATTCAAATACAGATTCTTACCAATCATTTTCAATATATGCAACGCTTTTCGCATTTGTGGGTCTGTATAAATACGATTTTCACGTGCGGTTTGATCAATAATCATTTGAGGATCATGTACTGCATCTTCGTCCCATGATATTGCATTTTCGTCGAATTCGGATTCATCGTTCATCATACGCCCTTCGTCGAAGAAATCCATTTCACATATCGCCAAACCAGTATGAATATCATAATAATACCCGTCCATTTTCTTTGCACTGCGTTTTAACTGTAGTAATGCATCCTCGTAATTTCCACGGAAAAATGCATTGGCTAAATCAAAGTGAAAACGCGCCAATAACGGTCGTGCGGTCTCTTTACAGTAGAACCACGATTGTTTTTCCTGTTCCATTGGATCTCGACAACAACTATGTCTAAATTTACGTATATTTTCTTGTTTTAATACGAAATCGTTTTTGCTATCCATAATAGTATTGAGCAAATCCTTGTAGGGTGATTGTGTTTCCGCGTCGTCGTTATCATTTTCAAGAAGAGAAAAATAGTGGGTAAGATCGAATATTTCCTTTTTGTAATTACGATTACGAGTATAAAGTTTCATTTGTTTTATTTTGAGTTCAGCATCTTTTTCGATGTTCCGTAAGATGTCTTCTACTTTTTCGCCATATTTTTCCAATATATCTTGTTTCGCCTTTTTCGAGCCATCGGTTTTATCCAGTAGGCAAGTCATGTTATCCGGTTTCGAAAATGAAGACGAATCGACTTCCGGGTCGTAAATCCAATTATTTTGAACCCGTTTAAAGTATTTTTGTACTTTGCGAATACTGGCTTCAACGCGGATCTCTTCTTTTTCATTTTCAGTAAAGTCACATTCTTGGACTCCTGGAGGTAAAGTTGGGCTTATTTCCAGTAGAGCATAATCGCCTTCTTTTACTAGTTTGTGTCCTTGTATCAATTCAACCGCCAAATCCATTGTATTTTGCATGGAACAACCGTGTTCTTCCGCCAATTTAGTCGCAACAAATTCCGTATATTCTTCTACAGATAATCCCGACTTGAATTTTTTGTATTTGTCCATAATATCGTATTGATTTCCATCGTATTGTTTATCGTAATGTAAATCCCGGACATCATTGTCCTTTTGCATTTCTTGAATGGATTTATATTGTTTTGCAATTGCCTTTTGATTAGAATCGTAGAAATGCTTGGGTTCCACAAATGACTCCGTGACAGCTGCAGTGATTAAATCTACATTTTTCATCAGTATCATTTGACAAAACACTTTCATGTCATCATCTTGAATACATTTATGAATCAAATTACGCGGCTGGTCGTCGATAATAAGCGCTTGTTTATTGTTTCGCATCATCTTTACTTTGAATTCGTACGCCATTGTCATTATTTTACGGATCCTTTCTTTTGTACTATCAAAGTAGTGATCAATTGTAGAATCCATATTGTCGTTGAATTTATTCATAATTTGCATCAAATACTGGTTGTACTGCAATTTAACCGCTTTACGAATATCATGATACTCACGTATATTTTCATTCAAATTGTATCGAATCATTTTCATGGCTGTAAATGGAATATTTTGTACAGAATATTCATATATGGAAAAGGGTTTTAAATAAGATTGTAGTGAATATTTGTCTCGGTTATCATTTTTATATTTGTTTATCAATGCAAATGCATTTGGTATTACACAGTTCAACATATTAATAGACGCTTCCGATACATCTTTGTCAGTATAGAAATCATTGTCGTTTAATTGCAATACTTTTATGGTACTCTTTTTACTGGGATGATAAATTTGTTCTTCTTTGTTTGCAGTCAATCGTTTTTCTAATTTTTCATCATCTACGTAAATTTTAGAAATATTTTTCTTATTTTTGAACAGTACAGACAGTGCGGGTGGTTGAAACATGATCTTTTCTGCAATAAGACTTTGCTGATGGGTATGACGTACATCATAAATGTGTCGTTCTGGTAGTAAAACCAAGCCATTGATCTTGATTTTTTCAGCCGGTATAGAGACATCAAATACGGATTTCCGCGTTTCACTACTTTTTTTGTAAATGTTATAATAGCTTGGTCCATGTAATCGCTGTACGAAATCTAAATCACTCGACATGACTTCAAGATCAGTACCGGCTGAATAGTACCCTGTGGATTGACCATTTTCATTCATATCCACAAAAGGTTTCCAGTAATTGGTTCCAAGTTCGTGTAACATTTTTGGGTACGGTAATAACCCATCTGTGTAACCAACTGGATCTTCGTGATAAAACCGTTTATGTATATTGTACTCTTCTTCTATAACGGGTCCTTGGACTGTCATATTGGGCTCCAATGGCTTATCTTCATTGCTACTGTCTATAAATCTATAATCATATCTGCGTATTGGTGTAGTCAAATACATCCAACTAAAAGGAGACTTTAATTGAGAAATGTACATGTCTAGTAATGGTTTATATGTCCTAGGATTACTATGTACGATCGCCCCTTCGATTCTACCACCGTCATTAAAATAAGAATACTGATCACGTAGTTCTTGGAATCTCTGTACATGAGTATATGCGTTTTTCAACATACTACGAGTACGTTTGTCCTCAGGTATGGAATACACTAAACTTTCTAAAAGATCATTCATTTGAACATCAATATTGTATTGGATTTGCATCATAGTTGGTTTAGGAATATTATTGGAATAAAGATTTAGAACCGCGCTGTCAGTATTGTCAATATTTTCATATACAACATCTTTCAATGCAGCAGTGGTTTCATCTTCCAGTGTTTGTAAATAATCTTCTTCCATTGAGACATTGTCTGGAATCAGCAATTCGAATTCACCAGTAGGTGTGGTTGTCTCAATCACCTGATTATCGGATACTTCTGTTTCTTCTTCTGTTGCATCTACATTTCCGTTGGTCTCGGTTGGTTCAGTATCCTTGCTATCATCATCCACATCCACTTCTTCTACAGATTTTCCCTGATAAGATTTAGGAGGGTCGCATAAACAAATATTACGCAAAGGAATATTTTTAGGAATACCTTTGTATCCAAAATCAATGTACAACAAATTTCCATGAGGGTGAGTCAGTAAAGTAATCATATCTTCTTCTAAATGTTGAATTTTAGCGGTAATAATTTCCCGTACATCGCCTTGGATTTCCAATTCAACCCATGTATCAGGAAATAGGCCGTTTTGTCTAGCAAAACCTTTATAAGGGGATCTATTGCATAATTCTATTTTTTCCCAATTATTAATTTGTTCTGATTTACCATTAGTGAGAGAAATTCTCTCGATTTTCATTGAACTAGTATGTACTAATTCAATTGACCCATTGGGGTCGTAATAATACACAAAATAGGTTTTTCCATTATATTCCGGGTCTTTAGGAGAAATGATCTTTATAATATCTCCTAATTGAATACAAAAATCTTTCATAATAATTACCTTTGAATTGTATATTGTATGTATATATTTTTAGAAACTTCATATTTATTTAGCAATGAATTATATTTGGTTATTGCTAAAGATAAAAATCCTCTAGGTACTATATAAACACAAATATAGGGTTGTAAAAAAATGGTAAAATCATTCAGCGCCATGTTCTTCAGTTTTTTGAATCCCAAGAAAATGACATTTTGGTTAGTATTCTTGGGTATTCTATTATGTGCTGGTATTTATTATACAGCGTATAAAAAAGTATCCAATCCAAATCCTCGTAATGTAGAAGATGTAGCTAATTCATCCGGTATAACAGGTGGAGATGTCGAAGTATTGATGTTTAAAGTAGATTGGTGTCCTCATTGCAAAAAGGCAGAACCAGCTTGGAATGATTTCAAAAATACGTATCACGGTAAGAAAATCAAAGGTCGCAATATTCGATGCAAAACACTAGATTTGACCGAAAAAAGTGATAATGATCCCGTCGCGAAGAAAAATGAAAACATTGCAAAAGATTATGCTGAAAAATACAAAGTAGAAGGATATCCTACCATCAAAATGATCAAAGATGGACAAGTGATTGAATTCGACGCAAAAGTTTCCACATTTGCTTTGGAAAAATTCGTAGATGATATGGTATAAACCCTGATATTGTTTAAGCCGATAATTGCTCATCTATACTCGAATCCGAATGAATAGAAGATGTCGTTTCTGTTGTAGTTCTCTTCATTTTTCCTTTGACAATATCAGCCGCAATACCAATACCGAGTAAAATCATTCTCTCTCGTTTTTCTTTGGATTTCATGCAACTTACCAGTTCATCATAAGATAAACTAAATTCAGCACAATATTGTTGTGGTGATGGTTCTATACAAATCAATTTATCATAACTTATACGTTTCCATATTTTCATGAAAAAATCATACAAATATTCTAATAACATGTATTTGGATTGACCGGGTTCCAGATGTTTGTTACTACTATTTGCACCAGTATCAATCAAGTCATAAGAACTCAAAAACCCCATAATGGTATTTACATCTTCGACTTCATCAATACACGGCTGTAGAGGATAATTCAAGAAAATAGCCCCATCGATATACACTTTATTTTCGTATTGTAATGGACAAAATACAACGGGTATAGCACATGAAGCATATAGAGCATCGATTACAGTAATAGAAGGATGAGTTTTATGTGAGAATTCTGCCAATGTAAAATCGGTCAAATTCGTAGCATATAAGTATAAATCGACTGGATTGTATTCGTATAATTCTTGTAGAGTAATATCAATAGAGAAATCCTTTCCTAGGAAAAATGGTTTGATTAATTTTATAACAGTTGCTTTATTGAATACACCACCAACCCGAAGGGCTTCAATTAAAGTCGATATATTGAAATCAAATATAGATAGCCAGTTTAAATTCACCACGTAATCTTCAATATCTGTACAAGAATATTTCATTGCAAGCAAGGTGGCTATAATACAACCGATTGATGTTCCTCTAAAACTTTTAATTTTAGACATATCGATTTCATTGTGAAATGTCAAGTATTTCAGCATACCAAGATAGGTAAATCCGACAACTGCTCCCCCCGAAAATACAAGATGTTCAATCATTATGTATTTTTTACTAAACTTGATTTTATTTTCGTTTCAAACAAAGTTGTTTTTTATATTGATTTTGTATATATTATTTTTGCTTTTTACTTGTCTCCATTTATCCTAAATTAGAATGTCCATCTTTTTACATGCAAACGAAGAAGAGTCTATTGGTAAAGTAAATATAGACGATCTATACGAAAAAAACAAGAATCGGAATTTAAAACAATTGTCGATTTTCAACAAAATTTTAAATCGAATACATAACCGTATTAAACTGACTGGTCGTAATAAACGGAACGAAAAACATATATGGTTTTTAGTACCGGAATACATTTTCGGAGAACCCGTATATGATAAGGGCGAATGTATTGCATATTTAGTCCATAAATTAGAGGACAATGGATTTCTAGTCAAATACATTCATCCGAATACATTATTTGTCTGTTGGTCGAATTGGATACCTTCCTATATACGTACCGAGTTCAAAAAGAAAACTGGTAAAATTATGAATGAAAAGGGAGAAATAACGGATCCTCGAAAAGCAGCCAATGATGATGACGATGAAGAGGACGAAGATGGTATTAATGCCGGTATTTTCAATCGAACCAACCATTCGTCTAATCAAGACGGTTCATCTTCTAGTAAAAAACAGAGCAAAGATTATACACCTATTGATAAATATAAACCTACTGGTAAATTTGTCTATAATCCCGATGTACTGGAAAAAATGGACAAACGATTCAATAATGATATGTATTAGGGTTATTTTGTCGATTTTTTGAAATTGATTTTTTTATGTAATGTGATAGAGCGATCAATCGCGTATTTATCTAAAATTTCTTCTACTTGCCTTTTAATTACATTTGCATGTGTAGTTGTTCTGGACGAATCTGCGGTACTATAGTTTTCGACTTTATTGCTTCGTATCCTACTTTTAGGTTCTTCTTGTGGTACTGTTAATAAAATTCCGATCTGTTCTTCCATACACTTTTCCAAGTAGAATTGCAAATATGTTTCTATGCAACTTTTTATAATATATTTCACATTTTCCACGATTGGATTAGTAGTACCATCATCACTGATACCAAAAAAACTTTTAATCATTTCAGAACATCCATCATACACGATTTCTAGTATAGTAACAGCATCATGATAAGGTGTATGAGTAGAATAACTTTTATTATCAAATTTTTCTTCCTTATCGTCATCGAGTTTTTTATTTTTATTGTATAATATTTTCATCTTATTTACAGTAGTATTCATTTTATTCAGCATATTTCTATTTTCTTGTAATTTATTTTCGTCATTAAGATGTACAAAATCATTATCATCAGAATTACCACCTATAAATACACGTATTTTCTTATTTTTTGAAGCAATTTTGCGTGGATTTTGTTTTTTTCGAGTTCTATGCTGATGTTGTTTTCTCGATCTATTCTTTTTTTTCGAGTTTTGTTTACAACTTTTATTTTTCAAACATTTTCGTTTTCTTGATAAACGTCCTCCCCTGATACTACATTCATTTACTATTTTATATTTATTATCGAATATATTTTTAATGAATCGATTATTGCTTCCTGACGCTGTAACTGCAGCTGGTTTATAATTGTTATTGATTAATATATTTGGGATTTTGGTAGTAGGAAGTTTTGCACTATTACAAATAGGACAACAGTTGTATATATCAATGATGGGAAGGGCGTCCTTATTTTTATATTTATCTCTGTATATCTTTATTTTACTGTCATCATTTTGATCTTTTTCATGAGTAAAAATTAGACATTCCTCATTTTTTTCACCAATTATGTTTCCCGCCCCTATAAGTTGTATAGTTAAAGATTCAGGTAAAAAGCATCTTTTGCATATTTTATGATTACATACATACTTATGATATTCTGAATCAATTGCTTTTTTATTAGTCTGATAATCTAAATTATATAACATATCATTCGCCCTTTTTTCTGCAGTTTCAGTTTCTTTTTCAATAAATAATTTATTACTGTCATTACATATGAAGCATTTATCAGTTTTATTTGATTCAAATATTTTTTTTACATTATTATCTAAATTTTTAAAGTTTTCTTTTCCGTGAAATAAGATATTCATTGTATTTAAAATATCTATAGTCATGTGTGTTTTTTCATCATCTGGATGATTCTTTGTTTTGAATAATTGAAAATTCAAAAACGCACTTAATTGTTTATATACAGCATGTTCAATAACCTTTATAAAATAATCTTGTAATATTTCAATTCCGTCCGGAAAAATAATGCCCATTAATCTATATTATGATACTATAGATTAATATTACTATTTATACTAGATAATCGTCAAGAAATAAAAAATAATGCATATATCCTAAATATAGATTTATTTATTATAAGTAAATTTTATTAGTGAAACAAATAGCATTATTAGAGGTAAAAAAAGTAATATGTATGGGAAATAATTTTCTTTTGCGTACCTATCGTACATTGGGATCTATAGTATATTAGTATATATTAACTATAAAGTATAATGATTTATTGTTGTCTTTTGTACTTAATATTATTTATAAATTTTTTACTTGGAATAAAATATTCCTTTTTATTACATATATGCTGTTTAAAATGATCGGCGTTGGTATTTGTAGTAATTGAACATTTATCAATATTAACATCAATAGCGTCTGCGTTTCCGTCTAATTTGATTAGTTCAAATTGTTGTTTGAATAGATCCTTCGTATTTTTATGATTACTCCATTTACTAATAATGTCACCGAATGTATCTGTACTAAAAGAGTTTTGTAAAGCAATATATAGACTTTCTTGAAAAAATTCCAATAATTTTTTTTTTAAAACGCCAAATGCCCCACCTGCGAAAGGTGGATTAAATTTAAGACTCTTTATATCTATTTTTTCTTCTTCATATTCTTTGTCCTTACACAGTGGTAAATCGAAACTATAAATATCATATTTACTTTTATAAATTGCTTCTTGGTATGGGGACGCCATAACTAATAAATTTTTTTCATCTTTATTTTTGATAATGTATTTATAAATAGATTTTTCGATAGCTTTTCTCCTTATAGTATCAAATTCAATATTTTTTATGAATTCCTCATCACTTAAAACACTATAAACAAGCATTTCGACGCAAATATGTAATATACTACCTAAAGCATTTATCACCTTTTGCAATGCATCTATTATTGGTGTTTTAAGATTTTTTTCATAAAAATGTACAACAAAATCAACTAAAACTTCTGATTCAAATAATTTTTCACTACTATTTCGTGTAAATTCAACACCATCTAGATTAAGATCAGGTAACGTTTCACAAAATATATCATCTAACCCTTCTAAATTTACATCACTATTTTCAACCATAATAGTAATTTTCCAACTTTATACAATAGAAGAATACAATATTAAATAAAATTGAAAAAATAAAAATACGTTAAATCGACTATATATATAATCTAGGTATTTTTCATATATGGAAGTCTCTATTACTGCTACTACATCACCTATAAACACATCGATCCATGTCCCTTCCAGTCACACCAAAACACAGAAATTAAAGAAATCTCTCAATGCTAGTCAAAAGGCAAAGCTATGGGAAATCTATGACCAAGAAAAACAAAGTGTAAAACCAGATGATGTAGGGAGCAAAGTTTCCGAAAATTTATTCAACAACGAACAAATTGAATTTTGTATAAAATGTAAAACATTAATGATTTATACAGAAGAAGGATTTCAAACATGTCCTAAATCATCATGTGGATACATGAATAATTATACTTTAGACTATTCTCCC